TCTTGGTGCTGTTACAGACTTTGGTAAATATCCGATATTTCTAGCTAAAGATACTACGTTCTCTCGTAGTGTAGCACCGTCCAAGAATACCTCATTGGACAGCATGTTAGCATTATATGAGGAAATGTAAGTATTATATGCTAATACATCTATCAAAATTGACAGATTAGAACCTTCAAAGTCGTAATCTGTGAATGTTGAATTTGATCTTAAATAACTTTTTATAGATTCCTTTATTTGATCGAAATCTAATGATGCGAAATTTACTAGTGACATTTATCTAGTTGGCAGTAATGCGAATGATAATTGTTGTGGGAGGGCATCAATCCCAACTATAATATAGACAATTACCACATCAAATTTATTTTCATCATAATTTGGAGTAACCTCAACACTTTTTAATTCCACTCTTGGTTCATAGTTATTGATACTAATTTCAATTTGTGTTTTTATAGAATCTGCAACAAAATTATCTACGTTTTCAAATAATAACCTGTTTACTCCTGACCCAATTAAAGGATCAAAAAATCTTTCTCCATTTATAGTCAATACTAAATTTTGAACAGAGCGAGCTATTGCAGTTTCATTCTTTATATCAATAAGGTCTCTCGTTAAAGGATTTGTCTTTAACGAGAGACTAATATCTTTAAACCCAAGACTAACACGCTCTACAGGCATTTTTATTGTTTAATTATGATTTATTTATTAGGGTTTTTTTATATCCATTCTCTCAACGGAATTGGTTCTGTACCATAGTCCCAATCATCATAATCTTCATCATTTCTAATTCTTTCATGTACCTCATTTTGTACTTCAAAATTATGTTTTTTTGGTACTAGGTCATCTTCGGTAATCTCACGAAGCATTCTTCCATTGTGTGGACTTATTCCATGAGAAAAATGAGAACCTTCAATGGGTTTTGCTGGAACTTCTAAACTCTCAATAGAATTATAATCTGTTGAAAGTCTATCAGTTCCCCACATATTGTACATGTAATCTTTGTTTCGGTCTGGTTGTTTGTTCATTGTGCTTACTGATTTTAAAATAAAATCAGAACTTTTTACGGGGTTGCTATCCCGTGTTATCAATTAAAAAACCTTTTCGACGATAATCTTCGTCTCTAATATAGTTATAATTATCTACTTCTTTAATATCTTGGTCATTCCAAATAGGAATAGCAACATTATTCCCATATCTAAAGTCAGGATTTCTTCTAAAGTGAACTTCTATTAGTTTATTACCTATAAATTCACAGTTAATATATTCATAATTCCCCTTGAGACCATTTAAAATTGATGGAAATTCTATGAATCTATCAACCTTCTCCCATTTACTCCATTTGTATAATGGGTCTTTAGAATCTTTTGTGCCTAATACAACTAATTCTGGATACTTATTCTTGTAGTCTATACTAATATGTTCTCCTTCAAATACTTCACACCAAAACTCTGAAGGATGTATATGTTCTGTATATTGTTCTATCCATTCTATTCGAGCGAAACGCCCCATGCCTAGTAAATTAAAAGACGGGCGAATAATATAAAAGTCGGATTTAGGAACTGGAACCCCAACAGGTCCACAGTTATATCCTAACATCCGACTTAAAAAAAGTTTATTATAGACCCACAAATCAGAATCGTGGATATTCTTCCATTCTTCTTGTGAGTCTAAGAGATACATCGATTAATTTCCTTGTCCCCTGTACCTTTTACGAGCTTTATTGCGAGACGTAGCGGCATACTTAGTATGTTTACCATCACCTTGTCGAGACTTTTTGGGTGTGGATTCAAGTACAAACTTATTGCCACTCAGAGATTTTTTAATAGCCATTAGTCAAGTTCCTCCATTGTTATATCTTCAGGATTAAAGTTATCATAAGATTCAAAGTATTTTAATGCAAGTTCGTGAAGGGCATCAGCAGCATCTTCATATGAAAGATTCGCTGCCAATACCTCACCTCTAAAAATTACATTAAACCTCTTCATCAGATAACGCGAGTCTTCTCGTGTCCAACACGAATTCGTGGGTCACACCATGTTTCAATGCCTGCCTCTTTTGCATCGAGACAGAACGACACATCCTCTCCACACATATCTTGTACTGCCCCAGATTCAAAGACTTGCATCTTAGGAGCGAACCAAGGATATTCAAGACGCTCAAATACACCTTTACGAATCATAACCCAACCAAATCCAGTGTAGTCAACTGTAAATGGTTTACGACGCTTCTGAATTGATTCAACGGTTTCATGATTCATGACTCCACCATTACGACGGAAATCATCTTCTTCTAACCAGTGAGCAACTGAGGTTGTGTGACCATCTTCGGTTGCATACCATCCAGCAACGATTTCTTTTTCGTCTCCTTCTGCGGGAACTGCAAGGTCACACAGTTGCCAGAACTTTTCTGAGTTAAACACAATGTCATTATCAATCCAGAGTTGATAATCATATTGTAGTTTACCATCCCAGGGAACTTGCTTCGGACCTCTGAGAACGTTTGCACCAAGAACTTTGCATCGTGCAAAGTTTACCATCGAAGAATAATCTTGAGAAATTTGAATTGCCATTCCGTTTTGTACAAGATCAAAACAAAGTTGTACAAATGCTTTTAGGAATGTATAAGAACATCCACGACCTGGGAGGCAAAAAACAATGCTCTTCCCCCTCATTCGTTCTTTAATTGCTTCATAGTCCCACTCCTCCTTTGGTCTTGTAGGGGCAGTGGCCTTTACTGTGAATCCTTTTGCCATAAGTTTAAAGTACCTTCAGATCAATTTTATCGTTTTATTTGGAAGTTGTCAATAAGACGCTTCCTCTTGCTTTGAATAAGAAGCTTCGAGTTCTTCATATTCATAAGAATCTTCTGTGAGTTCTTTCCATGTATCACTGAATTCTTCCTCAGATAAACATGGAGATACACACTGATTCTCTTTGTTATAAATGTGATAGATTTTGTCGTCCATCTCACCACCTTCTCATTACATCACTATATATCACCCCTTTGAGACCCCTCGAAAAATTTTTAAGGGCGTGTGATATGAGAATCCATAGAGACTCTCGGAGACACATTATAACATACTTTAGTTGCACACGGATACTTATGTGAGGATTCTCGGAGACCCTTGTGAGGGTTTTTATCGACCTTATGGGGCGAAATTTTTCTGTAAAATTTTTTCTTATGAACATGAAATCACTCACTCGTTTTGTCACCTCTGTAGGTTAGGGGAGTCATCAATTTTAGATAAGGGGGGGGTAGGGGGCACGGCCCGCCGTTATCACGATACCGTTATACCGTCAACTGTCTGTCACAGACTGTCACATTTACACTTACGCACGAATGTAGGGGTGCTAAGTATAAAGAACTCAGCACCCCATAAGTGTCACTTAGGGCAGGCACCCATTGTGATCTGTGAACCCAATGTGTAGGACATTGTTATACAAACCCACGTAGAGTTTGAATATACCAATGCCGAACTGTTCATCATCCTTTCCTGCCCTGGTGTTGATACCAAAGTAGAAAGAATCTTTGCCACCTTCGTTATACCATTGTGCAATGCGTTTGTAACACCAAAGGGTGACACCAACGATAACACCTAGCACGGTGGCGAGAGTATAAAGAACCTGCTGCACAGTGTCGTTAGAAAGAACTTCCTGACGCAGTTCGTTATACTTTTCAATCATCGGATTGTTGAGAAGAACGGTGGGGAACATGGTTCTAGGTGAGGTGGTTTGAGAAGGGGGGATTTCTCCCCCCGATTGTATCAGTAAGCGTCGTTGAATGCCCGATCCTTAATATAATCGAGGATTGCATCCCATCGGCGGAGATCTGCCGATTGTAGTTTGCCTTCCTGACACATGTAGCGATCAGATTCAATCAACGCATCACACATTAACTTAAGTTCGCGGGGCGAAACTTTCAGGTTGACGGTAACAGTATCGACGAAATCGACTTTAGGATTTTCGTCAATCTGCTGGCGGTCGGTGAAAGCGTAGGCGGTCATGGGGTGTGTCCCGTGTTGACTTTTAAATTCTACAGGGTGGGGGCACCCTATCGTGCCCCCGTTAACAATCGTTCACACTCCAGAGAGGGCGGCGATGATGCGGTCCCGCTTGCGGATTTGCTCAAAGTTCACAAACCACAGATCCCGCTTGCCATTATCGGAACGGGTGGCGGACAGGGTGCCTGCCTTTTCCAGATCGACCATAAGGGCGTGGATGGTGCCCTTGTGACGGCGAGGATCCAAACCCATTGCCCGCACAAGGTCGGAGCAGGTCTGGGGGCCATCGTTGATCAGGCGGGTGCGGATGGCGGTGCGGATGATGGATGCGAGCATCGGTCTGGTGTGGGTTGGGCGAGGTCCGTTTGCCTCGCTTGA